ATGACCACAGCCGATGGAAGCATACGATTAACTACTCTTCTTCATCTGAAGACATCATTGCTTCTACTCTTGGCCTTGTTTCGGGGTTCTTGAGAAGCGCAGACTTGATGAAGCTCTTGACCCACATTGCTTCAAACTCACCTAGACTGCCCAACTCAGCCAGAACATCAGATAAGGGTGTTTTAGATGCAAAAACATTCCTGCTAAGATGAACTGGCAAACCTAGTTTCCAGCCAGCTTTAGATCTATGAAGGGTATCTTTAGTTATAATGCTTTCTAAGACTGATATTCTTGGCTTTATGTCAATACCACTTCTGGACACTGCACTGGCTGACTCAAATGTCATCACTGACTGTATGTCCTGACCTCCTCCCGGATCCGGAGGCTCTTCATCAGAATTATTGAAATCATGTATGTCACCAATATCTTCCATTGTTATCGGCCGACCATCATCATCTATATCCAGAAATTCAAGATCATCATTGGTTATTTCACCCAGATCTTGTTCTATTCCCTCTGAAGAATCCCAAACTTGATGTCCTTGTGACGATAAATACAACTTTGCATGAACATTTTCTTCCTCAATTTCTCCCATACCCAATTCCACCAGGTCAGCTTTGGTGAAAATATCTCCTAATTTGTTGGGCTTTCCATTGGAATCAAGGACAGTAAGATTAATGGTTGACATTAGTCGAGGGATGTCATTACAAAGCAATGAAATAGGGTGTATTTTGTTTCTTTCTGTCACAATGCCCATGAATATGTATCCATTTATTGATTTCAGACCTAATTGCACAAACTCTGATGTCGTCAAATCAAATGTTTGATAAGTGTCTCGATTATCCCACTCTTTGACAGCTGATGCCACTTCTGATATGTGGGTCACGCAATGATTCCATTTTCCTCCTCTGAGAAATGCTATGTCTGTTCCTATCACATGGCCTTCAGGATTGGTCAATGGCCTGTATTCCATTCTGTTAGTCTGTTTCAATCCTATCTTTATGATTTCCTTACCTAAATTCATTTTTTTTAGATTTCCGACAAAAACAGGATTCTTCCTCATATGTGCTTGAGAACTAGCAAAAAACAACCTTTGTATTAAATCAGCACTAGAAGTATAATCAGGCATAAGCTGTCCTCTTATGAAGTGCCCACTTATAACTTCAGTTATATCCAATCTTGTTCTTTGGCCTCTTATTATTAGCACCCGCTCAGAATCAACAGACAGTCTTGCCCTTTTGGTTAGATCTGGAGAATCAACAAGATGATTCATAAGATTTCCATCCACAAAACTTAGAATTCTCCTTGACACTTCATGTCTGCTTTTCATCTCCTGGTAAAACACATCAGTTTTGTACCCTAAACGAGAACCTTCTAAAAAATTGGACTTCATAAGTTTGCCCACCAGATGATCTCTAATGTCTGATTCCATCAAACACATTTTGTATTCACCCTGCTCTGTTGTTAGCTTTTTGAGTCTGGTTCTCAACACTGTCTCCATTTCTAGATACAAATCCGGTCTAACAGTAGATTGGCCACCAAAGGTTGTCGGCAAGTACTTGTCCCTGAATGTAATCATATAGTCATCTGTAAAGTCCAGACTGGCGAATGCAACTTCCACAGGCAGTTTGAAGATCTTCCGATTAACTGGTGTCACAGTATATGTTTTGTTTTCAGGCATCATGTGTTTTAAAGTTTCCATTCCGGTGACAACACGATCCTTTATTAGGTCATAATTGATCATTAGATTCCTCACGGGGACTGACAATGGCCCTAGGGCAATCTGATCATCATGAGTTATCTCAGCTTTCAGATAACTGTTTGCAGCATTGAAAATGTCCTTCCTAGATACTCTATTTCTTCCTGTCAATGACAAAATGAGATCACAGTTAACTAAGTAAACCTTTGAGTCCAATGGAGTTTGGGGAGTGATGAAACGAAGTGCTGAACCCAACTGATCTGTCCTAGTGGACTCTCTTTGAGAGCAGGACATGAGTGACCTGATCATTGAGCCACCAAAATTTTTGTACATTAATGGTATGAAGCACCAAAAAGGAAGGCTTAATAAAACTTCCCTAATTCTTCTTTTTGCTCTGTTGGGTCTTGAAGACAAGTTGAGAACCCCTGATCTGGACATTGATGGAACCGGTGACTTAAGCTCCACAACATTTTCACCTATTTCTATTGGTCTTTCAGGTTGGAAAGTCATCATCATCTCAGCAGCTATCTTGAAATTTAATGACCTAGTGTGATCATAATTGTCCACTAAGGCTGCAAACTGTGGACCCAAAGCATTTATAACAGGGTGTATCTTGACACTACCACCCAACTCCAAAGGTAACTTAAAAATTTCCTTCCTAATCTTCCTGTACAAACTAAGGGTCTGCATTTGAATCATACACAAGTGAGTGTTGGCAATCTGAACCCATGCTGCACCTATCACTGAGCCCTCATTTCTTAGGTATTCCTGTGTTATGGAATTGACCCTTAAGGAGGCCATTGACATGTCATAATCATGAGAAACATCAACATATGAAAGTCTACTCTTAATGTCGGGATTATAAGTCCCATTTCTTGTTCTGAATATAGAATTAAATTCACAAACATACTCAGAGAAAGTGGACTTCACCATGTTTCTAACTATACCACAGGAAGAACTAACATCCAAATGGACTCTGGTGACATACTCGATAATCTTGTAAACCCCTTCTTCAGAATCCGTGTCTAAACTAATAATTCTCATGTAATCATCTGAGGTGACAAAACTTTTCACTTTTAAGTTAACTTTGGCTAGTTTGGCTTCACAAACAAACTCTGACAACTTGCAAACATCATCTGCTAAGACACTGCTTGTCACTCCTAAAATACCTTGGAACATTCCTTGAGGGCTAAAAAGAATTTGATTTGAAAAATTTCCCATATCATTCCCTATAACTGCAGTTTCTTTCATGAGGTTGTAAGCTTCTTCAACAATGTTTCCACCTTCCCAGCTTGCCTTCATCCTGGATTTCATTGACAAATACAACACATCAGGGAACTTAAAAACTTTGTTTGAGAACATTTTAAATTGGTTTTTTAGCACTCGCCGTTCAGTACCACTTGGAATTCTCATTGCTAGGGTAAAATACATGTTTGTCACCAACATAGATGGGCCCCATTGGGAACAATCAGCATTGTCAAAAATAACTTTTCTTTCTTTTTTTTGACTAATAGCTCTATCATAAGCAATTCTTATGACTTCATCCTTGTCAGCGGCTTCTATCAGGTTTCCCCTGTCTCCTGTGCTCTTTGTTACTGCTTGCACATGTCTTGCAACAGTCTCAATTAAGTATGCCGAGAGCCTGAGGGCAATGTTTAGTACCGCTATTTCTCTAGGCCCTATTTGATCCTTATGAACCATCTTTGCAACCATGGGTTTATTTCTGGCCATATTGTAAAGTATTACTGGCAGTAAACCATCAGGTTTGGAACATAGGTCAGATAAATCATTCACAGATAGATCAGGTTTGTTCACATCTATTTCTTTCCAGGCCTGTTTCAACTCCTCTACACTAGGAGAAACATTTCTGGAATTGTTGTCATAAAAGTCCTTCATTGACACTAGTAAAGTATGATAACACTTGTCATTTTGGTTGATTGTACTACACCGACCTCCTTCGGTTAGTTCCCTTGTTGGGACAACACCATGAGATCCCATGTCTGCCACGGATCCTCGATTGTTGGCAACATCGTTAGCCGATATGTTCAATAGTTTGTTCCCCAAATCATAATCCCTACTTATGTCTCCGAAGGTTTTATTTAGACCTTTGTGGGCATTGACTTTTGAAATTGATATTAGTGTGGAACATATGAAGGTCAACCAGCAAGGTGTGTATTTTCCAGCAACTTCTTTATGCCTCAAAAAACCGAATCTCACTCTCTGAAGGAGATCATCTGGCCCCGTACATCTAGCAATGAATCTAACTTCATGCTCATTTGTAACTGCCCTTGTCTCCCTAAAGGCTTTGTTGTTTTTTATTTCCTTAACAAGAACCTGGGCCTCTGACATGCTTTTAGTGTATCTAACTATTGTCAGCATCTTGCACACATAAAGGCTATTATAACTGTGCTGATCTGATGGAATGTAATGCCTCTCATGAGGAAACGCTATCACCCAATTTTCAGACCTAAGAAGCTCTTCTGCTACAGTTCCAGGTTTAGACTTCACATGAGGTTTCCCCACGATGTATCCTTTTTTATTGTTAGAAGAGAAGAGCTCCACAAGATTGGTCATCTTTAACATTCTACTTATAAACAAGTGCTCTATTGTTGTTTTGGGAACATACCATTCAAATATTTTGTCATATAGGTCTTTACAACCAATAGAGATTCCCGTACTATTCACAAACATGTATCTTAGCAATTCTGACACTTGTGAAAACTTAGAGCTATTCACCATCATCACAAGACTAGAGAAAACATGTCTACCTTTTTGTAAAATGCCTTTGTAACCTAACTGAGACTCGGTGGTCTCCATTTCCATGGTTATCCAAGAAAGATACTTGTGAAACAATACCACTCCCCAATCTAAATTGGTTGGAGAAACGTTGAACCATTGAGAATGCCAAGCCATTGGCTTCCTCACTACTAATGGTATACCATCATCTATCATATCGCCTAGAACAATGGCAGTCTTGTCTTTTACTTCCTTCAGATTAGAATTAATATTGCTGACAACAACACCAACCATGCCAGGCAAACTGTCCAATGATAGGTTTACAACTCTCTTTGTTGAACAGGACTGTTTTGGAGCATGGTAGAATTTCTTAGTTGAAGCCATCATGGATGCATATACTTGATGATTGGTAAGCATTAAGTCAGTAAGCTTTGAATTGGACACTCTATCAAAAGACCGCCTCATAACTTCTCTGCTGAAAATATCCACATTCTCATCCCCAAAGGAGTCATCTATGAGATTGTAAATGTCGGCAACATAAGAAGAAGTATCATTCTCAGTCTGCTCTAATATATCATCTACTCTTTCAATTTCTTTCTCAAGGTCTGAGTGGGAACCAGAAAACTTATCATCAGTATTCACATACCATTTTCCACTATAGGCCAAATCAAGAAGGTTTGAAGGTCCCACAGAGCTGTCAAATCTCAATTGAACAGCACCAATGGGCTCACCCGTAATCCTGCTAAAGATTCTTCTGGCCCTCATCCCATGAAAACCATGACCCACGGCTTTGTACTCATCTTGAGTTGGGTGTTCTGTGTCGTCCGTACATAGTGACAACAACTGTGTTAAAGGGTCGGGACTGCCTCTCTCAACCAACATCCTGAGAATTGCAAAAGGGTCGTTAACCGCGGCTTGTTCTCTTTGTACTCTACCTATTGGAGTAACATACTTAGTTTTCCATTCCTTAAGCTCATTGAACCATTTGAGATTGTAATCGGAACAACCTTTTTCAATTCCACTAGTATTGACGACATTCATGAAGTTTTCATGCTTCTCTGCAGCCTTGGGAGTGTTCTCAGATATCGCTAAAGATAGAGAATCAATGTTTTTGTTGAAGTAACTTGCATATCTTGAGTAATTTTTGAGAATAGTTTTAACTGATGGACTGTAGTTGTTGATAGCTTCTATAACTGCCTCTTGTATTTGTCCTAAAGTCACTTTAGACGCAGCATCTAACCAAGAATCTATCATGCTAAAATCTTCATCAAAAACATTGCTGCTGATATCCTCAAAAATCAGCAAGTGATCATAATTATGGTCCACTCTGCCTGACAAGATAACATTGGTCCTGTCTACAATGTCTGACATTTTGCTTTCAAGAACAATCATTTTGTCTTTGAAATTGTCTGGGTTCCTGAATTTGAGGTCAGAAGATGATCCGGTATAGTCAGCAAAAAACAGGTTCCCATTCTCATCGGAGTATAGAAGGTCTAAATCTGATACCATTCTAAAGCCACTTTCTGTTGTGCCTTCTATCAGGTGGACCTTAAATCCTATCCTTGTCAATTCCCCGGCTGACCAAAGAAGACCCTCTAGATGGGCCATTGATGAGGATCTTTGATGGTCTGATATAAAATTAACTTTCCTCATTAGTTGGGGATATGTTCTGCACAATTGAAGGTACTCATCCAGAGGAACAGAGTCTCTGTCCCCGAGGGCGCTAACTCTTGTTAGCATTTCTGATAATTTGAGAAAAGAATAGGTTGTTTGAGTTATTTCATTGATGAGAACTCTCTCTCCCATTTGTGCAGTGGTCACATTTAGACCATCAGGCATCAAAGCCTCACTTCTGGCGAATCCTTGCATGCTTCCTACGGCTGAGATC